CTCTGTCCAGCGGGTGTTGGTGAGATCCTGTAAGATGATCTCTGCCTTATCTATGATATTACCAGCGGTGATTGCTGACATAGAAGTACCTCAAAAAAAAGGCCGGACCGTTAAAACAGCCCGGCCTCTGGGGTTTTCGCTGCAAAACAGCGTTATCTGTCGATTGCCTGGGTGGGCAGGGCGTACAGATCCTCGAAGGTCGAGGTGGCGCCGGCCCCGGCAAAGTTGGTAGTGCCGATGGTGAATGTCGCCGTGGAATTAGTGGCGACCAGCACCGAAGCGAACGGGCATACCCCCTCGTCCACGCTCGGGTAGGCGGCCAAGGCCGCGCTGGCAGCGGTCTCGCCGGGAAAAACATCAACATCCTCGTCGGTATCCAGTGCAAACACATACCGGCAATAGGTGCTCACGGGCTGGGCGGTAATGGTCCCGTTGTTGCCCATGGCGGAAATGTCGTAGGTGGCGTTGGCGCAGGTATAAAACACGTTGTCGATCACCACGGAAAACGCCGTGGCAATCACCAGATCGGCCGAGCTGGCAGCAGCGCCCGAAGCGGCCATGGCGTGAGTGTCCAGGGTGTCGGCCACGAATGTCCACAAGGTCCGGTCGCCCTCACGGGGAACAGCGAGCTCTTCCACGGAGGCGGCCTGGGCGGCTGCTCCAAGGGCCAGTCCAATAAACAGCATCAATGCAATAAGGCGTGTACGCATAACGACTCCTCCCCACGCTAGTACGTGGATATGGCGAACCGGTTCCGGTCGGTATAGGTTATGTTTCCGTGGTCATCCTGCACGCAGTCGGTCTGGATGGCATCCACGAGCACGTTGTACACGCCCATGGGCACATCGACTTTTTTGTCGCGTTTGATGTTCCAGACCCTCCCGTTAAGGCCGACAGCAACGTCATCCTTGCCGCCGGGCCCGTCCTGGGAGTGGATAACCAGGGCCACGGTCTTCTTCCTGATCCCGGGCTGGGCAACGTCAGGCTGTTTGCCCGCGTCCGTGTCCAGGGACGTATCCAAGTTTTTTTTGCTCATACGCTACTCCGCCCGCTGCCGGGACAAAGTGTCCCGGCAGCGGTGGTTGGGGTTAATCCGTACAGGCCACCTCGGCCCGACACATCCAGAGGTCCTGGAGGATGACCGCAGTCGCCCATGTCTTCCAGGAGATATGACCACGCTGGGCCATGGGGTCGGAATCCGAGGGCTTGGGGTTGACAACCATGATATCTACCGGGGAGACCGGGCGCATCTTGCCGTCATTGTTCTTGGCGCCGTATCCCTTGAGGGCCACGGTCCCTATGGCGTCGGCAGCGATATACAGTACCGGATAGACATCCGCCTTGACACCGGTCGTGGAGAGCATGGCCCCCTTGTCGCCCCCGGCATCCTCCCACGGCTCGATAATGTCCGAGGTCAGATAACGAACATCCTCCACCGCGCCCACCTCGTTGGGGTAGGGGGTGATGGTCCCGTAGTCCTTGGCCGGGATAAACCCGTCCATGGAACGGATGTCCGTCTCCAGGTCCACATGGGCAAAGGCGATGTACGAGGGATCGACCGCCTTGGTGCCGTATGCGGGCGTGGAGCGGAGAATGGTGGTGATCTTCTTGCCCCGCTGCCGCTTGAGCTGGCGGGTGATCTTCCGCTGCAGGGTCAGGGTCAGTTTGGTGTTGATCTCGTTGCGCGCATCCCCGTTGGCCCGCATCACATTGGTCCCGGCCTTGAAGATGCCGAAGCGGATACGTTCGAGCATTTCAGCGGCCTGTTCGCCCAGGCGCCGGTTCTGGATCTTCAGCACCGGGTCCTCGTGGGTGTCGGCGATGACGTCGGTGATCACCTCCCGGTCGCCGTATTGGGCCACCGTGGCCTGGACGTCGGTGCAGGTGGGTTTGGTCGCTGACGGGGTCACCCCTTCGGTCAGGGGTTTGGGCGTGGGGGACAGAGGGTTGTAGCGCCGAAACTTGGCGTTTTTACCTGTGCCACGGGGAACCGTGGTTGTCTGGCAAAACGGCTCGAACACCAAGTAGGGCTGTCCGACTTCCAGAAAATCCTTGACGACGTGCGCCTCGGTGCGCGGAGAGATATCTCCAAAGTTTGTGACTCCTGTTGCCATGATGCTTTCTCCTTACTAACGCGCGCTACAGACCGATCAGCGGGCCAAAATTGCCCTCGAAGTCGTCCGGGTCCGGATCTTTTGTCGGCACGGACGGGCTTCTGCTGGGCACGGTTCCGGCTGCGCGGGCCTTGTCGGCCCTTGCAGGCGAGGCGGCCTGGCTGGTTGGATCGTGCGCGGATGTACGATAGGTGCGATAATTTCTCAGGAGTTCGCCCACCTGGGCAGGGGTCCCGTTTTGCTGGTATTCGAGCCACCTGGTGGCCTCGGCATACGGGCGGGTGGCAACCCACTCGTTCAGACCCGTGAAAAACTCCTGAAACTGCAGCTCCCTGTCCGGTAAGGGACTGAGCTGGCCGTTTGCGTCGATCGTGGCCACCTCGGCCAGATCGGTGTTGTCCGACAGGATGCGCTCCTGGTGCGACAGGGCCTGGGCGCGGGCCGTCTGTTGCTGGATGGACTCCAGCGAGCCCGTCAGCTTGCTCTCCAGCTCCAGGGATCGGGCCTGGATCGCCGCGACCTCCGGACCGTAGTCCGTCAGCAGGTGGCGCAGAGATTTCCCTGTCTCGCCGCCGTCTGCTATCATCCGGGCGTAGCCGGGATAGTTTTTCTGGAATGCCTCGACATCCTCGCGGATCTCTTCGGGGAGATCCGCAACCTCTCCGGCCGGGGCGGAACCCTCGTCCATCGAGTGAGTCGGGCGTTGCTGCTGAAGGGCGGCAAGCTGTTGCTCAAGCGCCCTTGCCCTGGCGCGTTCCTGCTCAAGACGCCCGAGCATGGAATCGTACCCATGGGCACGTTTTTTGAGCTCTTCAAGATCTTCCCGGCTGGAGTCCTCGCTAGGAGACCGGTCATCTCCGGCCGAGGTGTCGGAATCACCCGTGTCGGGCTGATCCCCCTCGGGGGCGGGTTCGTGGTGGTCCACAGCGGACTCGTCGCCTTCATCTCCCTGCTCGAAACCCGCGTCCGACTCGTCGGCGCCAGGGGCCACATCGTCCGTATCTTCCACGGGCTCTGCGGGCTGGTCGGTCGTTTCGCCTTTTTCGAGCAGTTGGCCAAAAACCTCTTCAAACTCGTTTGCGTCCTGCGTCATGCTGCGTCTCCTTGCCGGGCGGCCGCTGCCGGGGCCGGCGATGTATGCGTGTACGGTCATGCCGGGGGCCTGGATTCCAGGGCCGGAGCGGACCGGGTCGTACAAAATATCTTGATTATCTGGGCGTCACCTTGCGGATCACCTCGCGCAGCGCCCTGACCGCTCCCTGATACCGGAGCAGGTAGTCACGCTCGTCGGCGCGGATGACCTTTTCCGTCCAGTCGGCAATCTCGGACTCGATAAACGCGATCCACGAGGCCGTTGACTCGGCGTATTGCAACTGCTCGATGCGTTTTCTAGCGGTCATATCGCTCATACGCGCTGCTCCTGCTGGGCCTGTTGGACCTGCTGGACCGACTGGCCGAGCATCTGGGGCAGAATCTCTTCGGGCTGCAGACCCCGGGCACGCATCTCGTTCATAATCTCCGTCACCTGGGCCTTGGCCACCTCGGCGGCCTGGGCAGCCATCTGCTGCCGCTGTTCGGCCTGAAACTGGTCCTTGGGCTTCAAGAGATCCACGTCCACCTCGATGGACTTGAAAAGCTCGCGCAGGAGCTTGTCATCGTCGCACCTGGGGGCGAACCGGGGAGATTCGGTCACCTGCATGGCCTGCAGCAGCTTTTGGGATCGGATCTCCCGCGCCATGAGCGCGGTCGAACCCCTGGCCTCGATCTCGAAATCGCCCATAATGGACGGGTCCTGGGAAAAATTCATGTTCCAGTGGTACAGGGCCTCGATAAACGGCGCGGTGATGTTGTCGTCATAGTCCTTGACCAGGTCCTTCAGGTTGACGTTGACCGCCCCCATGAGCATGGACAGGCCGGACGCTGTCTCGCCGGCCCCCTTGACCTGGGACGATCCCTGCATAAACCGGGGCGCACTGACCTCGTCGCCGAAATTCTGAAAAAACTCGCTCATGGCCAGACCGCCCTGGATCTCCGCAGGTACGTTCCACATCTGGATGGCCTTCTGCATGTCTTCGGGACCCTCGAACAAAAAGACCTTTTTACCGTGGATATCCTTTGGGTCCTCGCCGGGAGCCAGGGCCATCATGTTCACCCCGAACATGGGACCGGAGATGGCATAGGAATCGACCATCTTGCGGACGCTGGCGTTGAATCCCGCTGCCGGGTCGCGCATGTCGCGCGGTACGCCCTCGCCCCAGATGGAGGTTTCGTCCTTGTCGTAATGCCAGAAATAATAATAGGACCTGACGCCCTCGATGGGGTTGAGTACACACTTGATAACCTCGTCGCCCATCAGCCAAACATTGGCGTAATACTCGTCCACGGACCCGTCCGGCAGAGAAACGCCGGCCTGGATCAAATCGTCAGAGGAAAGATATCCCCACCGTTCGAGGACCCGATAGCGATTCTCAAGGGCGCCGGGGATCTCGTCGGACCCCAGGGCACGGAGCTCCTGCTCGTAATTGCGCATCTGGGCGTCCCCGTCCTTGTGGATGCGCAGATAGGCGCGGATACGCTCGGTCTCGAAGAGCTGCTCCTCGGTGAGCTGCTTGAGGACTTCCGATCGGGTCATGAGGTGGTCGTGCCAGATATACCGGCAGTTCTTGACCTCGGTGGCCTCGGGCTCGGGGTAGATGTTCCAGATGGGCACAAACTCGAAATAGGGTTTCAGATCGCCGGGAACGTCCCTGAGCGAGGGAACGGGGCGGCCGGTCTCCGGGTCGGTCCTCACAACCCATGCCTGGCGCGATTCCCGCACGACCAGGGGCCCCTTGAAGATGCCCGTGCCGTATTTCAGACCCGATTTGAGCACCTTCTTGACCTCCTGGCGGTACCCGGACCGTTGAGGGGTTTCGGCGAGCTGGTCGTCCATGACCCGAGACATGCGCTCGGCGGCCTGTTCGACCGTCTCGCGCACATAGGCATCGATCTCCTTGGGACCGGGCTGCTGACCCACCTGCTGGGTAAATTCGCGAACAAACGCATCCCGCTGCTCGGCGGCTATCTCCGGGTCGGGGGTCGGGCGGATGCCCCAGTTTCGCTCCCCGTTGGTCGGAAACAACAGGTCGATCAGCCGGGCGAGCATGGTCTTGACCTTGTGCTTGGTCAGCCGGATATTGAGCTCCGAGCCGCCGGCCGCCTGGATGGCCGACAACGTGGACTTGTCGTACTGACCCTTGTACTGGGTCAGGTCCTCGATCCAGGCGTTTTCGTGCGTTCGGCGCTTGCTTTCTGCCGTGAAAAATTCTGCCGCAAGGATTTTGCCCAGATTCTGCACGGGAGATGCGTCACTGTTCATAGCCGGCTTCCAGTTGTTTGATGTATTCGCACAGGTTGATCCATGATTGCCTGTTCAAGGTGACAGAGTCGTCACGGTGTATCGTTCCGTTTATCGGCGGCTTGGGAGGCAGGCTCCTTTGGATCGCGCCGCTCGTCGTGCAGCTCACCAGGAAAATGAGCATCAAGCCAGCCGCCAGGGTCCTTGTGCAGAAAATCAGAGTCGCGCTGGTTACGAAAGGCGCGGATGCTTCCTGCAAGCCGTCTGCAGGCCGAAACAATGACAAGGATGATTTCAAGAGATTTCCCGACCATGGTTATTTAGGGGGAGACTGGGCCACGTCACTGGCGTTTTTCGCCTTTCGGTAGTTCTGGCCGAACCATTGGAGCAGGGCATACACGGGCGCATAAACCTTTCCCCAGGTCGTCTCCTTGTTGGGTCCGGGAAGCTGGGCGGCCACTACGGCGCAAAACCCGATGACAGAAAGGATGATCGTGGCCACGTTGTTACCAAAAATGTCATTGAGAATCCTGATAATGATGTCGATATCCATGCGTCATACCTCGCGGTAAAGTTTGTTGGCTACGCGCAGTGCCCGCCGGGGGGCGTCTTTTCGCGCATACTTGCTGTCCAGACACTCCATGTGCGCACGTTTCCAGTCGGACCGCTTC